TAGTGGCCGCCAAAAGACGCGATCATCACCCACTTGTTCGCGCCAATGTTTGCGAACTTGTTCCAAACGTCCTCGATCGTCGTCACGCCTGCGACTTCGTTCGGCGGCGAGCCGCTGTCGTAGATCGTGATGTCCTGGCTGGCTCCCTTAGTCCACGAAGCCGTTGTCTTCCCCAGGAGGCACTTAGCGCCGACTGAGAAGGCTCTTGGCAATTCGCTCGGGCTTGAGCCTCGAACGGAGGTCTCGTGATGCAAGACCGCCGCATTGATCCGCTCCGCGTCTCGAAGCCGGAACTGGACGCCTTGGTCGCCTTTATTGGCCGGTGATTTGCTTTTTGCTGGCCCAAACATGGATCACAGTTGCGGGATGGTGTATGGGTATCCAGAGAAAGCGTCGCTCGGTATTTCCTTGAAGGTGCCAGCGAATGCCTTCACCGGGTAGATGCGGAACGTCAGCATGTCAGGCGGCTGGCCTGGCGGCTTCTGGACGCCGTTGCTTAGAGCCATCGGCTCGCTGGCTGGCTCGCTGCCGACGAGGATTTTTCTCCTTGCGCCTCCGACGATCTCATTGAATCCAACGTCCCACGTCATCAAGTCCCAGCCCGTAGACTTGTACGCAAGATTGATCGTTGTGTCGTAGTACACCACTTTGATCGGCGGGTCTTCGTTGGGATTCTGGCCTGATATCGTCTCGAACTTGCGGCTGGCAGTGATGCTCTGCACCTTCCAAGTTTTCGGGCCGCCGCCGCTCCATGTGTCACTGTTGATCGCACCCACGTACTCCTGAGCCTTCGCGTAGTCAAACGGCGGCTTCTGATTGTACTGAATCGTGACGGCAAAAGTACCTTCATCGCGGGCGAGCCCCGAGAGCGGGTCGGACGCCGAGTTGACGATGATCGCCCGAGTATTATTGTCGCTGCCGCTGCCGCTGTAGTGCCAAAACGCCGGAGCAGAGGCTAATGAGCCAGAAAACGAGTACACATACGGGCGACGCCACGGAATCTTTTCAGTCTCGTCGAGGTACTTGTATGTGTAAGAGACCTTATAGTGGAACGGCGAATCGCCGTCTTGCTGCGTGCTGGACTCGACAAGATAGGCGTTCGCGTCGTCGGGATACGCCGCGCGCCAGTCGATGCCTGGGGCACCGGCTACGTGCTGCATGTTTGGCTTGACCGTGTTCACGCGGACAAGAAACACGCGGCTGTACGTTGGATTGCCTTCGAGATTAGCCTGCCGAGACCGGCCACGAAAGAGTTCTCGGCAGTCGACGACATCTGGAAAGCCGACTGTCCACGGCGGCCCAAGCGAGTTTGGTTCAGGCATGGCAGTGTATCCGTACTACGTGGCTGAGAGTTGAGCGATAACTGGAGCAGCGTCGGCGTTGGCGGCAGCCTCGGCGAGTTGGCGAGTGTTTCTCGCGATCTCCAACTGAGCCTTGAGGCTCGGATTGTCGTTGCCGCGAAGAATCCGGAAGAACGTGTCCACGCCTTCTTTGCTGCGGACGTCTGAGGACTCAACGGCGCGGCGGTCGGGGGCGACCCGTTCGAGGGCTGGCTTGAGGTCTTCTTGGAGTTGGGCTTGAAGGACTTTCTTTCGCTGGGCGCCATCTTCGTCAGAAATCAGACCCCCCTCGACCGCCCGATTTACGGCATCGAGGTCTCGCTCGAACTTCTTCACGGGGCTCTCCTCCTCGCCTCCTGGGAGCATGGAGCGACGAGCCTCGTCCTGGCCTCGCGTGAACTCCTCCTGAGAAATTAGGCCCTTATCGAACGCATCCTGAAGATTGGTGAGCCGCTCGCTGAGTTGCGTCACAGGGTCGAGCGGGATGCCCAGAGACTGGAGCAGCGCATCTTTGGCCTTTTGTGACCCCTTGGCGAACTCTTCGGCACTGATCTGGCCCTTGTTGAACGCCTCGCGGAGTTTGTTCAGCGACTCCTCGGCCGCCGCTGCTGGGCTCTTGTCGATGCCGAGCGACTGGAGCAGTTTGTCCTTCGCCTCCTTGAGGCCCTTCTGCAACTCCTCGGGCGTCAGTTCGGCGGCGTTCTCCTTGATCTTTGCTACGGCGTCCTCGAACTCCTTGGCCGGAGACTTGGTAATCCCGAGCGAGGAGAGCAGGGCGTCCTTCTGCTCTTTGACAGCCTTGTTCATCTCCTCCTCGGAGATGACCTTGTCGTTGAACGCCTTCTCTAGTTTTGCCCGAGACTCGGCGAGTTTCTCGGCACCGCTCTTCTCGACGCCCAGGTTGGCCTTCACGGCGTCAGAGTTCTTCTTGATCGCCTCTTGGTACTCAGCGAACTTCTCTGGGCCGAGTTCCTTCTGAATCTCTGCGAGCGACTTGCCAGCGACGCCGAACACGTCATTGATGTTGTCGACGCCTGCCTTGAGTTGCTGGGCCGGGCTGGCATCGAGCCCAGCAGCCTTGCGTCGCTCGATGTCGAGTTTCGTCCGCTCGGCAGACGCCCTTGCCTCTCCGGCGGCCTGCGAACCTTCTGCGGACATGAACGCCGTTCTTCCGTACTGATCGACGGCCGTCGCCTGGGCGAACATGCCTTCCTTTTCCCGCAGCGACTGGCCCGCCGATTTGCCGAACGTCCCCTCGACCATCTGCTGCTGCTCCACGATAGTGGCGAGCGACTTCTCCTGGGCAGTGAGCGACTTGTTGTCGGCGATCTCCTTGAGTTTCTTCTCGTACTTCTGCACCGGCGTCAGGAAGGCATCTTCCAGTGCCTTGCGGATTTCGGTGGCGAACGACACGTCGGCGTTGACCTTGCCCATGTTTTTGTCGAACTTGGACTTGGCGTCTTCCCTCGCCTGCTGCGCCGCACGCATTGCAGACTGGCCTTGTCCGAACTCGCCGCTCTGCAACGCTTCTTCGATGCGAATGAGTTCGTCTTGGTACGCCATAGCGAAGTCGCTGGCGGCCTTCTTGATCTCGGACGACGCCGGGAAGAACCTGTCGGTGTTCAGGTCGCTACCCAAGTCAGACCCCCGCATGACGTTTCGAGTCTGAGCGAAGGCGTCCTCGACGGCCTTCCGCATGTCCTGGGCAGATTGCTGAAACTGCTCGGGGGAGATCGTGTCCGCGAGATTCAGGTTCTCTTCGAGTCTGCCGCGAATCTCCTTCGACCTTCTCTCAAAGGCCTCCAGCGCCGTCTCCTGTCGCTTCACGCCGTCTTCGTCAGTGACGATGCGGAGTTCGAGCGTGTTGTCGGCGAGTTGCTGCTGCAACTGATCGAAGTCTGCCCTTGCAGCCATGAAGGCCTTGTTTCCGGCCTCGCCGAACTTGGCGGCGTTCAGCGACAAGCCGATCATGTCACCGCGAGCGCGAGACACGGACGCAGACAGGGCGTCGTAGTCCTCGGTCGGCAACTCCGGAGTCTTCCCGGTGAAGCCAGCCGCCGACGCCTCGGTCTGGTAGGTCGCCATTTGCTGATCCTGGCGAGACTTCACAATGTCGCCGACAGACGCACTGGCCGCGCTGATCTTCTCCGGAGTTTTGATGCCGTTGATCGCCTTGATGATGCCGCCAATGATGCCGCCAAAGAATCCGCTGACCCATCCTGCCAACGACTTGAACGCGCCCTTGATGGCATCCACGACGGCCGTAGCCGCCTCGCCCAGTCCTTCGAGCGTAAAGAGCCTCGCGGCGTTGTTTCCGAAGTCGGCGAAGTAGGCATAGAGATTGTCGAAGTTCTGAATGACGGCGATGATCGCCACGGCAATCGCGGCGAGGCCTAGCGTGCCGATGACCCACGCAGCCGCCATGGCGTATCCGGCCGCCGCTGAGGCCACGGCGATCGCAGAGTTGCCCGTGATGATTGTTGCTACAGACGTCATAAACGGCGCCAGCAGGCCAGCGATCGTCGAAGTCCCCATGAGAATCATGCTCGCGACCCATCGCGACGATGCAGCGACGATGTCGAATGTCAGCATGCGAACCAACTTGAGAATGCCGCCGAAGATCGTCGCGAAGTTGAGTTTCAGGAGACCAGCCGCGAACTTCGCCAGCGCTGCTCCGGCCTGAACGCCGAACGCCTGCATGACGGCCGATCCAACGCCAGCCGAGATGATCACGGCCGTGAATGTCTTGACCGCAAACGCCAGGCGATCAAACATGCTCGCCGACTCGTCGATCGTCGGATTGAGTTGCGAAGAGAAAGCCGACGCGATGTTCTGCGCGAAGTTGACGCCCTGCTCGATGTAACTGAGCGCCTCCTTGATGACGCTCCCCAGCGCTGTCCATGCTGGGGCGATCGCCGTTGCCTGAAGCAGGGCCGTCGCAAAAGTTCCGGCGACGCCGATCATGCGAAGCAGGATGTTCATCACGCGGCCGACGACCTCAAGGAAAACTTGAATCGGCACCGTCGCGGCGGCCATGAGAGTGCGGACGGGCCCAAGGGCGGCAGCCAGCCCGCCCTGGAGGTCGGCGAGGAAGTTGTTGATGCCAGCCTGGAGCGGAGCAAACGCGACCATCATGGTCTGCGACAGGTTGCCGCTGGCTTGCTTCAGTCGGTCAAACGACGCATCGACGCCCTCGAACATCTTGAAGTCGATGTCTTTGGTCACGGTGCCGAGTCTTGCGGCGTCAGCGGCTGCTTCCTTCAGGCCTCGCAATGCAGGCAGGACATTGACAGCCTGCTTACCAAAGAGGTCGAAAGCGATCGCCGCCCTGTCTGCCGGGTCTTTGACGGCCAGGAGTTCTTCCGAGACAAGCCCGAACACTTCCTGCGGGTTCTTGTTTCTCAGTTCATCAATGGAGACGCCGAGCCTGTCGAAGGCGAACTTGGCCTCTTGAACAGAGTCGACATTGAGTTGCCCGATCTTGACCTTGCTGACGTTGGTGTAGAAAGACTGCGAAGCCTTAGCAAGTTGGCTCATGCTCACACCGGCAGACTCAGCCGCGAACGTCAGCACCTCCATCTCGCCGGTTGTTGCACCGAAACGCTCGGCCATGTTGCGGATGGACTCGGCCTTGGCGCCGATTGAATCGAGGGCGGACGCATACTTGCCTGAAGCCACCGTCGCAAGGCTGAACAGGGTGACGATCTGCCCCATGCGGCTGGCAATGGAGGACGCTGCCTGCTTCGCGACAGATGAGATTCCCTCCATAGCCCTCGCTAGAAGCGAAGCAGACGCAGACGCAGACGTTATCGAGCCAGAGAGGATTGAGAAGGTTGCTGCTGCTGCCCCTGCCGCTGCGGCAGAGGACACAATTCCTGCCGCAACCGCCGCCCACTCAGTAACAAATGCGCGAGACTCTTCTGACAGCCCAGACGCGGCGACCCTGACCAGGGCGAGAACGCCACGGAACACTACAGTCCGAACGACGGCAGCGGCCACCGCAGCGCCGAACGCGGCAATGACAGCCGCCGACGATGCGACGCTGCCAGCGAACGCCGCTAAGACTGTTCCTGTGCCGCCAACGTACTGAAGGAAAACCCCGGCCTCGTCGGCCAGTGAGTTTGTCAACTCCCTGACGCTTGCCGACGCGGCGCTTAGTCTCGCCATGGAGGAAACAAGCCCGTCTACGGAAAGCCTCGTTCCGTCGAGGAGATTCCCCAGGCCAGTTGCAGCAGACCCGACCGTCTTGAACGCAGTCGCGGCTTTTGCTCCGAACGCAGCGAAGCCGTCCGACATGCCCTTCGCCTCTTCGCGAAACGCGAGGCTCAACTGGTCTCCGATGGCGCTGCTCGACTCAAGGCTCTTTATCAAGTCTTCTGTGTCGGCAGAAACCTTGACTTTTGCGTTCTTCGACTCGGCGTTGCTCTTGAGGTCGTCTACATCTTTCGATGCTTTCTTGATCTCGTCCGTGTCGGCCTTCGTCTTGACAGTAATCGTCTTCTCGGCGACAGAATCAAGTTTCTCCGATATATCTTCGACGGCCTCGGTCAGGTCGTCGAAAAGGTCTAAGACCTTTTCGATGCCCGATTCGAGATCGCTCAGGTTCGCCGTAAACGCAACAGACAAACTGCCGATCGTAGCCATGGTCAGCCCCTCGCACCGTTAGCGGCGGCCAACTTCCACAGTTCACCGAGCATCTCGTCGGTGGTCTGCTGGCGTTTACGGTGGCTGGGCATCAGCATCTCTTCCTCCAGACGCTTACAGCCCCAGGCAGTGCATAGAGCCGTGGCGAGACGAGCGGTCCTTCGCCACTCGTCTCCCCATGGTTCTATTGTCCAATATGCCTCCCATTCTGCGAGTTCGGCCGCATCGACCGACGCGAGAAGTTCGGCGTGAGACCGTCCGAGCGCGAGGGCGAGCCTGAACTCGAAGAGCCTGCGGGGACGGTCTAGGAGTTTTTTGCGAGGTCGTCCACGTCCTCTTTCGAGAACCTGTTCAACTTCATGCACTCAGCGAAGAGCCGGTCGAGGACCGCAGCGGACTTCTCGCCCAACTGGGGAATCTCGGTCTCGGTGAAGAGCCGCTCGCCCTTCTCGTCGCACAGGCACTTGGCGACCAACTTCGCCCGCACCATGTCGACGCTCTTGTTGCCGTTGACGAACTCGGACTCGAACCGATCTCGCTCGGTGCCAGTCATCACTCGGAGTTTGACCGCGCCGCCCCACTCGGGGACGTCGTGATCGACCATCTTCTTGTCGTCCGCAGCGATGATCGCCGCCTTGCTCAGAGCCATCTATCTACCTCATCTTCCTGTTGAAAACGACGGGCATCACATGCCCGTGACGCGAAACGTAGCCGAACCCTTCACATACTCCCCGGTGGTCGCACCCAACTGCATCTGAGTCAGGATTGCCGTTTTCTGAATAGAAAGACCTACGCCCGTTCCAAGTTCGTTGGACGGAAGTTTGAACGTGAACGCACGCTTAGACCCAACGACGTCGAAGTAGTTTGTCGCCGTTAGGTCCGGTGATGCGTAAAACTCGATCGAAAAGTCGCTGCCGTAC